GTCGTTTTTAAACAGCCTGACTGCGTTCGCCGCATTCTGTGCTATAGCATATGCGCCGGATACTAACGCTATTTGTCCGCTTGCGTCACTAAATATATCCCACTTGTCATTAAGGTATAGTGTATGCCCTATATCTCCGGGCGTAAAATACGGGTTCATTTCAATTCCATATTTACCTGTGACGTAAATAGGTTCTTGGATATTGGGCGGCTTTGGCGGTTTCGGCTTATCTTTAGCTTTCACTTCAATCTGATATGTGTTATCAATATCTATTGAGCCTGTAAGTGGTTCAAACGTGTATATTTGCGTTATAGGTTGCAAATTAACCCCAACAACGCGCATTGTTTCGCCGTCGATATAGCTGCTTTCATCGGATTGAGCTGTAACATATCCTTTCACTGTAGGATATGCTTCCCATTCTCTTTTAGTCGCTACTGACGAAAAATCTGCTTCGTTTGGGCTTGCAGTAACAAACGCTTTTAATTCAACAACTTCTGCCATGTTTACACCCCCTAACTTTTTCTAAAATAACTGGTTTCTTGTGTTTTAGAGTTTTTTTGTGACTTCTTATTCATTCTTTCGTATATTTTAGGCAAGCATTCTTTGCATATATAATAAGTCTTATGATATGCGGGCATTTCAAAAGCCCACTCAATAGGCTTTATCTTACCGCATGAAGTACATTGATGTATCATTTTAGCAATTCCCCTTTTTTAGCGCAGCTTCAACCTCTTTGATATGTAACTGGTTTTCGTTTCGGATTTCTAAAACGGATAATTTAGTAATGCAATCTATACATATACCGAATTTGTTATTAAAGTAGTAGTAACCAGTAAGCAAAGGCTTATTGCAGCGGCAGCAAATTCTATCTATATCCATTTTATCACACCTTAACTTTTGATATTTAAATTAAATCAAGTGATATTAAGTAATCTACATTCGCATGAAAAACAGTATCTTCTAATATTGGCAAAAACCTATCATCTTGCACTGTTATTTCATATACCGTTTCCGCATACAAATTCACAGGAACGCCAACGGTAGAATTTACTTTTGCATAGTAAGTTTGTTCTTCTGTTTTAAAATCTGATATCTTAAAGGTTACAGGCAGGTCTATAACACCCGGCTGATAATCAAGGCATTTCAGATAAAAATTTATAGTTACTACAGCGGGTATGTCCCCCCCGAATTTGCAATCAATAATCTGCGGTTAAACATTAGCTTGTCAACTCCGTTTCAGTAAAGCTAAAATTTAATAAATTCTGCGGGTATAAATCGCCTACTTGTGCGCCGGGCTTTATTGCTACAATAAAAAACAAACAGCTATTTACAGAGGTTATTTTATTTGTAGAATTTATAGCAAGAGGATTGTTTGGCGATATCGCAGCGTATATATTACTTCCGTCTAAAGCCTGCAAGAGTGCTGTTTTATCTTGAAACAATACTGGTCTAACTTGGCTTTGCTGTGTTCCTATCGCGGATATAATAATCGTACTGGACTGATACCCCGCTGTTAATGTTCCGCTAGATATTTCAAAGCCTGCCTCTGTTCTTAAATATAACGGGAATCCGATTAAAGGGCAAAAATTCGCAACACCTACTGTTGAGGTTGGGTACGAGATGATATCTGTAAATGTATTTACAGTGCCTAAACTAAAAGGACTGCTTATGTCGACTTCTTCACCGTCCGCTGCTCCTATAGTGCCACCAGTGTACCAGTGTAAATGATTTGCCATTTTTTACACTTCCTTTCTATTCTATACTATGAATTAAATCTATAACATAGGCATAAATTTTTATTGAAGTATCTACCGTAGCCCCGTCACTTGCTGTTGCGTAAAAAGTAAAGGTTAATTCTTGATTGACATCCGAAACTGTTTTTAATACGGTTTCAAAATACCCCCCTGTTAAACCTATCGTTTGCGTAATTGAGTTGTTGAATGAAGTTATACGGCATTTAGTAAATTTATCGGCATTAACTCCAACTAAAACCTGTCTATAACTTTCTCCCGCGTCTGCTCTGATATATACCTTAACGCTTTTGCTTGCTGCCGTGCTACCCGACGGGAAAAGCCCTGTAGCTGTGATAGGATTTATTGATGTAACTTCTGTACCGTCTTTTTGCCCTGTTGTCCCGTCTATATAGAATCTAATCATTTTCTAGCCCTCTTTCTACCTTTTTTATCGCACAATCAATAATGTTTTTTAAATCAATAAATATATTGGTGTTGCAGTCAGGCGCGCAAGACATTTCTGCTTCTATCGCTGTCATACATTCATTTAACAGCTTTTCTACGACTTTTTTGTCATAAGTTATACTTAACGCCGTTTTTCTAAATTCTTGGCAGTATATATCTAGCTTGCCTGTTAATTCTTTATCATTGTCGGGAACATCTAGTTTGATAGCCTTAATATAAGCGTTCCCGCTCAACATCAACAGTTCATCCTCGCATTTTATTATAATCATTTTTTATAAGCTCCTCTAAATCTTTTTTTATCTCGTTTCCATAAAAAACCTACCCCTCTGTTAATACTGTTTCAACATATTTCAGCAAAAATCTATTTAATACGGTTTGTCCGAATTCTGCACCTTCCGGAATATTTGAGCGCACATAAAATAATGTATTTGTATCGCCGATATTCGCAAATTCTAACTTTTGACCCCACGTGCTACCGTCTTTCGATATCTGTAACCATTCAGGATTACTGCCGATAACAGAAAGCGAAACGTTATAAACATTGGTCGTTAAAGCAGCACGCAGCGCATAGGGAACTATTGTTCCAAGCTCGCCCTTTTCCCCTGTGTACTTCAAAATATCGCCTGTGGTGATTAGTGTTCCGTCTGTTCCGCCGGATGTAACACTGCCGTTATAAATGCTTAATTGCGCCATGAGTAAGCCCCCTTTTATTTTTTATTTAACTATGTTATAATTTTAGTGTAGCATAGTCATAGCCCTTATATTTTTTCATTCGACAAAACCTCTGCAAAATTAGCAATCGGCAACGGTTGCTTTTTTTGCGTCCGGCTGCTATAATGTAGACATTCACAGTCAGCGGTGATTGCTGGTAACTAAAAGGGTCACAGAAGCGCAAATGCAACGCACATTTGCGTTTTTCTGTTTTATATGATAGAATAAATCCGGTACATATCAGGTTTATCTCCCCAACGATAAAGCTGGTAGTAAAAAAGCCCTGCGGGGCTTTTTTATTTTTGTTTACATTATACCATATATGCGCTATAATAAATATGGTACAAAATTAAACCGCCTTTTTATCATGTGACGCAAAACAAGTTAAAAAGCAGCAGACAAAAGCAAAGTTAACGCTTTGCTTTTTCTGTTTTTATGCTATAATATTTATGTGACGTCAGCTCTCCGGTTGAATTAAAATAAAAGAAGCAATCATAAAAGGTTGCTTCTTTTACGCCTTGTTGCTATAATTAAATATGCAGAAGCTGCCCCTTCTCACAATTCTTTTTAAACAAAAAAACCCCCTGCTTTTTAGCAGGGTGTTTTTTTACTTCGTCACTTGTGCTAATCCTGCGCCGATAATTAAAAAGCAAACGCAGAAAAAGACGAAATTCATAATTAAGCCGTTTTCTTTTAGAACAGTAAAAAACTTATCCATGATATACCCCCTCTCTTGAACGCTGTTTAGGTTACAGCGTTTTATTTTTGCTTGTATATGTAATTGTCCTAAAAGTATTTTGAGGCGATTACAGGGCGAATATGGGCGTCATTCTTTTCCCGTTGACCCAAAACCGCCCTTGCGGACTTCGTTTGTATCGTCGCTGTCGCATACAGCATATTTAACAAAAATACCTTGCATAATCCGTTCGCCTTTTTTAAAACTCACGATTTCATTACTGTTATTTTGCAGGCAAATGCCTATATTGCCGTCGTTGTCGGGATTGGAAAAATAATCGGCGTCAATAATTCCTGTCCCATTCGCTAGTGTTACATGATGTTTAATGCCTATTGAGCTGCGAATATATAGCATTAACACTTCATCATCAGGCATAAACGCTTTAACGTTTGTTGGAATAATAGCCGATATGCTGTGGGGATTTAAGCGCACATCACAGGGTAGCACGAAGTCATAACCTGCGCTTTTTGCTGTTTTCCTTTTCGGCAGCACTGTATCGGCAGGGGCATTTTTTACGGGGTAAAATTTGCAGGAAACTTTTTCTTCTTCTAAAATTCCGAATTTTACCGGGGCTTCAATCTGATTAGAATTTTCCATGTTATCACCTTTAAATATTTCATTTATTTTGTTTTGCAAAAGTTTGCTCGGATTATCTACGATGATTTTTTCACCATTCGTTAATCTAATAATAACTTTTATCACGTTATTTTTCAAGTTTCGCGTTTCGGTAACGTTAGTTATGCTTCTTATTTGATTAATGTTTTGAATTATTTTTAAAGCTCTGTTCTCTGCTTTTATCTGCTCTCGGTAGGATTGTTTAAATTGGTTATCAAAAAAAGATTTAAAATTATTGCCGCTAGATGTTTGGTCAATAACTTTTCTGATCGATATATAGTCTTTTGGTATTCGGCATTTCGTGATTATTTCCTCGGCTGCTTTTGCAGCTTCTATATCACTGCTATATTTACAACATTTTCCTCTCAATAAGCAACACCGCGGTTTAAGCTTGCTGTTTTGTTTAACTATTTCGCCCATGTAATACCCTTTTGTTTCGATTTCAATATAATAAAAACTCACAACTTCAACTCCTTTGATATGTCACATAACTTTGTACGCTTTCAAGTTTTTCATCTGTTATACCTTCTATCTCTGATGATTAAATCCATATCTAGGCTATCCAGCAGCTTTATTAAATCGTTAATGTTGACAAAACCTCTTTTAAAACGGTCGTGCAATCCTGTTTCATTGATATTCATTTCTGCTGCAACTTCTTTTAAATACCTCTTGTCCCTGCGTACCAGCCTTTTGACCCATGCTTTAAACGCTACCGGGTCAGCTAATTTCTCGGCAGCGTTCCATTCTTTCAGTGTTGGTTTTTCAAACTTCACTTTATCACCTGCCTACTTTCTTTTTTAAATAGCAATCCATTTTTTGTTGTCGATTTTTTCTCCCCATTCTACCGCTTGATATCCAACCACGTAAGCGCACTTTTTAGCTATTTTCTTTGCAGCATTTAAAGCGCGCTTTTCGGTTGAGTACCATTTTATAAATTCAACTTTGGTATTGTCCGGGGCAAAGCACCCCACGGGCGATAATTCAAAGGCAACTTGCTTTACATTTCCGAAATAATAATATCCTCGTTCGCGTTTATAAAAATCGTTTATGAAAGCTATCGCAAACATATCCTACCTCTTTTTTACTTCCTTTTGCAATAATTTTTGTAAAGCTATTTCGGCGGCATGCCTTGTATTAAATGTTTCTGAAATTGCCATTATAAAACTTTTGGTAACGAATCCCTTTAACTCTTTTGGGACTGGAATTTCTTTCATAACACTATAATGCGTTTTTCCGTCTATAGCATAGCAGGCTTCCGTTTTCATAATGCTATATTTTTTCATTATTAAGTGTTTATTCATATGTTTCTACTCCTAGCGTTTCTGCATATGCTTTAGCGGCTTTTAATGTATCGAATGCCTTAATAAATGTATCGTTGTCATATATTTCCCAGCCATTTTTGGGGACTTTAAAACTCCTATTTTGTATCCATAAATTACTGTTACTACTATAATCGTGAGGAAAAAGAGTATGCGGCGTTCTGCCGTTGTACAAATACTTTCTTTGCCATTTTAATTTTTTCATAATACTGCCCCTTTATTTTGATTATTCCTTACCTCTTGCTTATATTATAGCCCCCCCTCGTTCTGTTGTCAAGCATTTTTTTGAAAAAATCGCAAAATAAAAAAGCAGGGCATTTGCCCTGCTTACTGGTATTAATGGGGTAGTTTTTTATAACATTCTATGCACAGAAGCCCTTTTTCCTGCTGCCTTTTCCCGCATTGAGTGCATAGCCCGGCAGCTTTGAGTTTTTCCCGCCGCTGCTTTGCATATTCAAGCCGCTGCGCCTTGTGTGCGTGATAGTAGGCATAATAATACTTTTCGCACTCTTTACAATGCAGCTTGCCTGCTACAGCTTTACGCTTATAACATCTTGGACAGTATCCTTCCGCTTTCAATTCCTCACGGTAGGCTTTCGCCTTTTCTGCTTTATTCATGTCAATTCACTTCACTTTGTTTTTTTCTTAATAATCTAAAACGTTTGGAGTTACGCCGTTTATGCTTGCAGAGTAGGACATTATAATCTGAATATTCGTAGTAATTGCACCCTCTACTGCATCTCCTGCATATGAACTTACCCATTGCTTAAAATCAGAAGAACTATTATACCTGTATACTTGTACCTCCCAATATTCAGGTTCGGGTACACTTCCTTCTTCTACAGTACTCCAACGCATATTATAAGTTTTACCGCCTGTTACACCAATATATCTAGGCAGATTAGGGTCAACAAACTCATTTACATAGGTATTTTCTGTTGTGATTTTTAAAACTTTCACACCTGGCGGGATAGTGATAGTAAAAGCATTTACAGTGTTACCCTTCCACAATACAGTTTCCTTTGTTGGCAGCGGTGGTTCAGATGTCCCCCCCTGATATACTAGTAAACGTCTATTAAACATATTCGTACCACCTTTTTTATTCGTCTATTAATTGAATATCTACTGTTTGCCCGTTCATTCTGTCAAAGTAATCTATTACCGTAGTATTCTCAAGCATTTCGAGGGAATAATAGGTAACACCACCATTATAAATAACGGTATTAAGCGTATACATAGAATCAGCCACATAGATTGTTATTTGACTTATAGAACTCCGGGTATCTCCTGTTAACGCTACTGTTAACGTGTTTGCCATATACATACCTGTCATTGTATCCATTATCGCGTCTATTCCAACTTTTTCTATTGTGTGCTGCATAAATTGAGCCGGGCTTATCCCGCCAAAATCATTTTTAAAAAATCCCGATTGATAAAAACCCATTTCGACGTCGTAGTTTTGCCCTATAGTTAATTTAAAATCATAGTTAACGAGGGGGGATAAAACAACATACTCTGTTTCATATTCGACGTCGGTGGGAATAATCCATTTCCCTGTAGCCGCATTATATCCTGCCGCCGTTATCGTATAAGATATTTCTGTTCCTGTCGGCACTCCATAGAAAACGGCTATTCCTTTATTATCAGTATTAGCTAAATTGCTTTCACCGTTGTAAGTCAGCTCCACTCTTGCTGACCGAACGTGATCGCCGTCGGGCGTGTCTACATGGATTTCAAGCACAGAATAAGTTTGCTGCTCCCCCCCCGAATCTATTAATAAACGCCTGTTGAACATAGTTATCCTCCTATCACGCTATACTTGCTGTTATAGGCAACTTTTCAATCTCTCTATTATATCCGCAATACAATACGTTGTATGGAAACATAAATAAACCAGAACTAACGGCAGCTCGAAGAATATCATCATTAAAATAAACTAATCCGTTCGCTGTATCTAAATACTTTCCGTTATTTACATTGGTTAGCCGTAATGTCCCGCGTGCGTTACTAGCAAGGTCAGCCCAATTAAAGTAATCAACTCTATATTGCTGTCCTGCTGCCACGGCAACAACTTGCCGAAATAGTCGGCTATATGTGGCATTCATTGTACTACGCGGATACCAGTATAACCCTAATCGCGTCACATTTTCGGGAATGGTAAATGTCGGCATATATTCCACTTGATTTTGAGCGTTATATTGATTTCGTGACGGAACAAAACAAGCGGTAGGAACATCAACGGGAATAGGAATATCCCCCCCTGATGTGGCTTGAAGTAATCTTCTATTAAACATTTTATCGCTTCCTTAAAATTCAGAATAAATCATATAGCAAATACCAATGATAGCCCACGTTATCGCACCCATAAATATCGCTTCCACGTCAACGCCTGCCTTTCTTTTGTCGCAGCGTTTTTCTCGCCATAACTGCCCATTCGTGATTTGACCAAACTAGACAGGTCGGGCAAATATTTACGTCAAGCCGCCCGTAAGTAAAACTTTTGCAGGCGTCCGCTGAATATTCCTTGTTGCATAAATTGCACTTGATTTTTCCATTTTCCATTGTAAAACCTCTCTTAATCTGTATACTAAATTTACTGATATAATTGCGGTAAAATACGGTATTTTATCGCCAAATTATTTATGTAGTTTAAATGTCAAAAACAGCGTTTTTTGCTATCTCTTTTTTTGAGATATCAAATTTACCCATTTTTGATGTTTTGCTTTATTTAGGTGTGCCAGTATTACTATTGCCGCTTTCAACATTTCCGTGAACGTGGTCGGCAAAGCTAATACCTTTGATTGTCGCATTGTCGATAACATCAAGCCGCTGCTGCACGGTTGTGTTACCTGTAACGGTCAGATTGCCATTTATGGTAGTGTTACTGTTAATGGTCGTCTGACTGGTGTTAACTGTGACGTGCTGCGGGGCTGTGACGATAACATTGCCGTCAGGTAGAATCTGAATGTAGCAGGTCGGCTGCTGGTTTAAAAATCCACCAATAAAAAAGCCGTCTGAAATATCAAAGTTTCGGAAGCTTCCGGGCTGGACTGGTTCAGCCGTCCCGTTAACAACGTTGGATACGTCCCGCTGACAGAATACCGCAAGTCCAATATCACCCGGTACAGGGTCGCAAACTAATGCCGCTGCGCCGCCCTGTATTCTGCAATAGGGTAAATTATAAAGCGGGGCTGGATTTATGGCGTTGTTTTTGGCATCTAGGGCAGCAACTATTAAGGGCAGTACATCAACGCGCCCTGTGGGGCTTATTCCGTCGCTGTAAACAGCTTGGACTTTGCACGGCAACGCCGTATTTACCCTGCCATTCAAAAAGTTTTCGATAAAATACGCCATTTCGTTACCCTGACTATTTCCCGTAAAAGGTGAACGAGTGCTTTCAACCGTCGGCGAAATTATTTGAGATTTTTTCAAAGTATCCATATCAGTTCTCCTGTACGTAAACGGCTTTGACTACGCTGTCCCACGCTCCCGCTGCCTGTGAATTAAAACATTCTAGATTATGCGTCAAGCTTGTAACTTTCCATACGCCTGTAGCTCTCGGAACAACGCTTTCCAGCTTTACTAACCCGCCTAGTGTTATAGTTGGGTCAAATTCGCATTTAAACTCTATGCCGTCCTGCGTGAAAGACGGGTAGCCGATTAAACCAGTTCCTACCTTTATCAACACAGCATTGCCGCTGCGCGCTCCGTTTTTCGGAGTTATCACGACTTTACTGTCGTCAATATATAAATCAATGCCTAGTTGCTTTGCTAGCTTGTGCATTTTTTCTATCGGGCTGCCCGTAAAGGTTGTGTTTCTAACGCTTGCCGAAACGCCCTCATTGATAAAGGTGTATCCCGCTTCTGTTGCAAATTGCTCGAACAGTTTCGCGGCGTCGGTAGTGCCTTGTACAGCGATTGGCGGCGTTGCCAGTAGCGCAGGATAAATACCCGCCGCTGCTTTGATATCAAAAGATATCTCCGGCGCACCGCTAAAGTTAGCGGCTGCCAGTGTAAACTCACCTTCAAAGACTGTCCCGACTATACCCGTATCGTCGCCAGCTTCAAGACGAATAAAGTTCTTCTCTGACTGCTGTGGATAAAATGCTAACGTGCTTGCTGTTTCCATGACGCTTAAAGGTAATCCGTATATACTGGCGGTTAAAGTGTTCTTGTCCTCGCCGCCCGGCTTCGATATCGTCGCTTTAATGCGGTGATTTTCGATAATGATAGTATTGCTATTCGTATTTGGAAAAGTCCCGTTACGAAGCGTTATAGTTGCTCTAAGGGCTTTTATAGAAAAACTCATGCTACATCTCGCTTTCCGGCACGAAGCACAAGACAAAACGTGTTCCCAGCTCTTTATAGTCAGGCTGCGCCCCGTGTCCTTCCTTGTCCACAAACAACAGGTTTCCGCTAAAATTCAATTTAGGCTGCTGTAAGATAAACTCATTAGTTACACACAGCGCGCCCGTGCATATAACTTCATCCTGTACGTTTAAATCACAATATAGGTGGTCGTAACGCCAGTATAAGCGAATTTGGCAGATTTGACCGTCAAGCGTTACCGTGAATTGCTGATTAGGTATAGCGTTTAATGGTATCGTTTTATAAGTCATAATGTCCCCCTACAATCCCAAAACCTTTTTTATATCGTATGCTACACTACTGTTTTCGGAATCGTCCCCGTCGCTAGGATTAGTGTTGCCCCTGTCTACGGTTGAAGCGTCTGACGCGCTGGCGGCGTCGTCTGATGTTATTGGCTGCACATCAACATTTGTATACTGGCTTTTCTGCTGCCGAATCTCGACAAGATGAATGTTTACTACAAGGGTCGTTAATGCCTGCCCCTCGTTAAAAGCATAATCATATTTGTCTAGCGTCATGTTTTGGTGTTCTTTAAGCGGGGTTACAAATGATATTAATTCCGTTGTTGTCCGCAGACGTTCCAGCACCGCAACAGCCTGTTGAATTTCTCCCGGCGTTCCGTCTTTAGCAAGCGTTACTGTGATATCCATAGGGGCAGTAGTTTTATTGTAGGCAGCAAAGCTACCTTGTTCTAGGTAATCGTATGTAATATTAGCTTCCGCTTTTACTGTGCTGCCTAGATAGGTCGTAAATGTGGCTAGTGCTGTACCTGCGCTGTTGGCAAGTAACCAGTTCTGCCACTCTTTACCGCTCCAATTCCATAATTTCGCCATATTTACGCCCCCTTATTTAATGCCGCTTGCATTCGTAAAGAATAGCCCTGATTTCTCGCTGATTGCTCCACCCATGTCGGCAGCTATGCCGCTTGCGTCCGTTGCTGCGGTATGGATATCAATTTTGCCTACATTGATTTCTTGATTGGTATTGCTACCCCCGCCGCCTGCTGCAATAGCCTGCAACGACGGTATCGGAGTATTAGCTTGTTCCCACCGTTCAGAAATGGTAGCTTTTATGCTGCTCAATGAAGGAATTTTGTCTAAAATCTTCCCTATCCATTCCCACGCTGATTTGAGCGGGGATATTAAGTAGTCGTTAATAAACCCTGCAATGGCTTTGAACGCTGCGCCGCCTGCTGTAACAAGTAACGCCATTGCTGTTACGATTTTATAAAATCCCATTAAGCAGAACAATAGGATTTGTTTCAGTATCTCCCATGCTATTTGTGCTGCCTGCTTCAAATAATCCCACGCCGTTTGTAGTGCCGCAAGTACTTCGTCACCTGTTCCTAACATTTTCCATAAATCCTCAAAGGCACTCTTGCCGCCGTTGGCGTATACCCATAAATCTTCTAGGACTAATAGAAACGCTGCTATAAGCATTATAACCCACGTTATAGGATTAGCTAGTATGGCGGTGAATAAACTCCATAGGGCAGGCAGTAATAAGCCCGTAACAACGGCTACAATAGCGTATAACGCCATTGTTAATATATCGCCATGCTTCTGCATATAGGCGAATACATCTGTTAACGCTAGGGCGAATTGGGTCAGTGTAGGAGCAGCAAACCGCAGAATCGGCAAAAATACGAATCTAAAAGAACGGCTTAATTCTGTAATGCTGTCATTAAATTTGGCGGCTATAACAGTATCTTCTTTGGTGAAATAACCTAAATCCTTTTGACGTTTTATCAGATCATCTAACGCTTGCCGTCCGCCTTGCAGAAGTCCTATCGTACCCTCGTCAAGCTGTAAAGATGAAAGGATACCTTGACTTTCAAGCTTGCTCATACCTTCAACAGCTCCGGCTAAATCTCGCAAAACGTCAAATACATTGCGGACTTTTCCGCTGTCGTCTACTACTGCAACGCCCAGTTGCTCGAAGAATGGCAGTATACGGCTTTTACCTGTAACAGCGATACGGGCTAACTGTTTATTTAGTCCTTCGACGCTGTTAAACAATCCCCTGACGCTGCCGCCTGATAGTTCTGCCGCGTTGCCCCATGCGTATAAATCCGGCGCACTTGCGCCTATACGGTCTGCAACTTTACCGACGGCGTCAGCTTCTGCGGCAAGACTTTTAACTTGCGCTATAATTGCACCGAATGAAAAGAATGCGGCGGCGGCTGCTGTTCCTTTTTTCGTTAACTTGGAAGCAAAGCTTTCTGTTTTTTTGTCAGCTTCATCTATTCCTTTGTTAAAATCCGTGGGGTCTAGCCCTAGAGTTATCATAAAACTGTCAATAACTGTAGCCATTTTTTAACCCCCTTTCGTGTTTTTTCTCATATATTCAGCTAATAAAAAATCATTAGTATTTTTGTTAGCCAAAATCTCGCACATATCTAATAAGTCATCATAACTGTAAATTGTTTGAAGTTCATGCAGTGTGGCAAGTCTTGCAGCAACTACGTTAGCAACAGAGGGCGTGACATTTACTGTTTTTTCGAGAAATGAATACCGCTGCTGCTCGGCGACAAGTCGGGCGTTTCGTTTGACTTGCCGCCTTTTAGAAAACTAGAAAAATTCACCTCAAAGGCTTTCTTTTTCAACGTCCATAGGCTACCTACTTCCTCAATAACTGCGTCTATTGTTTCCGGCATTAATTCTTGCTCTACACCGTCGGAAGTAATTAGCGAACAGCATTTAAGCAGCTCGTTGCCTAGCTCGGCGACTTCTTCCACGTTAACATTTCCTAAAGATTTAAAAACTTCATCAATGTTAACATCACGCCAGTTAATATCGGAAATGCCTTTCCCTTCCGGCAGTCCATTGAACGAGTTTGCAATACCGCCATGAAGTGCCACGGCTGCAAGTTTAATAATAAACATTTCGAGTTTTGTTGCGGGCATTTGTCGCGCCTTAAATTTCAGCGTTCTTTCTGCGTCTTGTAGCGCAAATATGATTTCTTTTCTAGCCATTTTTTGCTCACTCCTTTTTTAAGAATAGGCGATACTATGAGTATCGCCTATTAGTTAACTATATTATATTAGCTTCTCGTTTCAAAAGCAAACGCTGCTGTAACGGGGTCAAGCACCTGTTTAAGTGCAGGGAAGTCTTTAGCGTTAGTTAATACGCCATTCGAGAACATGAACGAAGTTGAAATGCTCGGAATGTTTATTGCTAAACCTAGCCGAACGATTTTTTTCTGTGTTTCCATGTATTTAGCCAACGCCCTGATATAAGTTAAAGACGGGCTATTTGCTTCAAAGGTAAAGTGTATAATATGCGGTTGCGGTGTCCAGCCTGCCGCCATATGTCCGTCAACGCCCATACGAACGATACTGATTTGTCGCTCGTCTTGGTCTACAGCTTGGTCGGTAGCGTAGTTTTGCAACAGAACACCTGCAGGGAACAGTTCTTCAATCGTTAAGAAACATTTTGCATTTGCTGA